CCCAACACCAACGCCTGAGTTAGTACTATAGCAACCTCGGCTGCTGGTAATTGCAACCCATGTTTGACGCTTTGATCGCTCTTGACGAGGATTTCGACGCTGCAGAGGTGCAGCGGGGGGTTCCTCCGGCCCTTGAAGTGGCATTCGACGACGAATCGACCGTCCTGACGATAGAAAGCGCCTCGACGCAGCAGCTTCTGAGCGCTCAAGCGTCCACGGCGAGCTGGCTCGACGAGATCGGCGCCTATACGGGCGACCCCGAGGCCGACCTGAAGCTCTCCGAGGAGCAGCGCGCAGCGGCGCGCGACGCCTTTTCCGCCGTCACGAACCCCTACGCGGACCCGCTGACGCAGAAATCCCGGCTGATGGTGCTCTCGGCTCCGGTTGCCGTGCGACATCTCGCCGGCATGCTGAGCCAGTACGACTGGGAGTTCGTGAAGCAGGCCAAGGAGATACGCGGGTACATCGTCGCGCGCCTCGTCGAGCACTCCAAGAGCCCCGACGCCAAGATCAGCCTGCAGGCGCTTCGCACTCTCGGCACCGTGACCGAGATCGGCGCCTACACGGACCGCATAGAAATCTCACGACCGCCCGCGGAGGCCACGCCGAGCGCCTTGGCCGACGCCATCCGTCAGAAGCTGCGGGAATTTCTGCCGCGCACGCGCGTGCCGGACGCACCGGCAGAGGACGTGAGCTTCGTCGAGCGCGTCACTCCGGTGAACGAGCGGAGCGAGTGAACTTCCTTTCCTACGCGCAGGCAGCGGCGGAAACGCCGATGCCGCCGGATGAGATCGAGCGCATCCTCTCCTCGATCGACAGTCTCTCGGCAAAGGATGCCGAGTCCCTGATGGCCGACCTGCTGGCGCTCGAAGAGAGCGTCATGCTGCACCGCTGCCGCGTGAGCTTCCTGCACTTCTGCGCCCGCATGTACCCGGGCTTCAAGGAAGGCCCGCACCACAGATTTTTGGAACCGCTACTGCACGCAGTAGCGGCGGGGACCGAACTCCGGCTCACTGTCTCCTTGCCCCCGCGCTTCGGCAAATCCGTGACCATCGCCTTCCTCTTCGTGGCTTGGTACCTCGGGCACCACCCAGAGCACCACATCATCATGGTGACTCACACGGCGGACCTCTCCTCGTCGTTCGGACGCCTCGTCCGCAACATGCTGGCGACGCCGGACTACCGCGCGATCTTCCCCGAGACGGTCGTGTCGAAGGACAAGAGCGCCGCGGATGACTGGACGACCACGGTCGGGGGCAAGTACCTCGCCGTAGGCGTGGGCGGCAGCGTCGCCGGGTACGGAGCCCACCTCCTCCTCGCAGATGACCTCGTGTCCGAGCAAGCCGTGCTCGCGAATCCTGACGTGGCCTTTGAAACCGCGTGGACCTACATGCAGGTGGGGCCGCTGCAGCGCCTCATGCCGGGCGGCAGGATCATTCAGATCGGCACGCGCTGGGGGAAGAAGGACCCGATCGGCCGGGCCCTCGCTTGGGCCCTTGAGAACCCGTCCTCCATCCCTTGGAACGAGGTGCGGTTCCCGGCGATCATGCCCTCGGGCAAGTCGCTGTGGCCCGAGCAGTGGCCGGTCGACCAGCTCCTCGCCAAGCAGGCCGGCATGCTGCCCCAGTACTGGGCCGCGCAGTACCAGCAGGAGCCAAGCTCTTCAGAGGGTGCGCTCCTGAAACGCGAATGGTGGCGCCTCTGGACGAAGGACGAGCCGCCCACCTGCGAGTACATCCTGCAGGTCTGGGACACCGCGCACGACACGAAGTCGCACAACGACTACAGCGCGTGCATCACATGGGGCGTCTGGTTCGACGAAACCGAGGACCGCCACATGATCATCATGCTCAACGCCGTCAAGGGCCGGTGGGAGTTCCCGCAGCTCAAGGAGAAGGCGTTCGAGATGTACAAGGCGTGGGACCCCGACGACGTGATCATCGAGAAGAAGGCAGCGGGCGCCCCGCTCCTGCAGGAGCTGCGCCAGTCGGGCCTGCTCATCGCGGAGGTGTCCCCCTCCCGTGGCAAGGCGGGCGTGTCGAAGGACAAGCGGGCCCGGGTCAACGCGGTAGCTCCCGTGCTGCAGGGTGGCGTCGTATGGCACCCGGACCGGCGCTGGGCCTACGAGGTGATCGACGAATGCTCGGACTTTCCCAACGGCGAGCACGACGACTTCACGGACTGCGTGCAGCTCGCGCTGGACCGGTTCCGTCGCGGCGGCTTCCTCTCGCTCAAGGGCGACGCACCGGCCGAGCCGGAGGAAGACGTGGCGGCGCGGCGCCGGCACCGCGCATACTACTGACCCATCGCAACGGGAGCTGCCATGCCCATCGCCAAGTCACTCGCCCCCGCCCCGATGGGACTCGGCGCGCTTGCGCCTGCAGCGAACGATCCTGCCGGCGAGATCGAGATCGAGGTCGTGCCCGATGGAGAGTCCGATGACCCGAACGACGACGCGCTCGCGGCTGCGGCCGCGGCAGTCCCGCCGCAGTTCGGCGACAACCTCATCGACGTGGCCGACGAGCGCGTCCTTGCCACCCTCTCCTCGGACATCGACCACTGGGTCGACGAAGACAAGAGGTCGCGCGACGATTGGGAACAGACGTATCGCGAGGGCCTGAAGCTTCTCGGGCTGAAGTACGAGGAGCGCACCGAGCCGTGGTCCGGCGCCTGCGGGGTGACGCACCCCATGATCACGGAAGCCGTGGTGCGCTTCCAGTCCGAGACGATCATGGAGACGTTCCCGGCAGCGGGCCCCGTCTCCACCAAGATCATCGGCGAGGAGACACAGCCCAAGAAGGAGGCAGCGGCCCGGGTCAAGGCCGAGATGAACTACCAGCTCACCGAGAAGATGATCGAGTTCCGCAGCGAGCACGAGAAGATGCTGTGGAACCTGAGCCCGGTGGGCTGCGCCTTCAAGAAGGTCTACGAGGACCCGCGGTGGAAGCGGCAGACGAGCATCTTCGTCCCGGCCGAGGACATCGTGATGCCGTACAGCGCATCGAACATCTACTCGGCAGAGCGCGTGACGCACGTCATGCGCAAGACCGAGCAGGAGCTTGAGGCCCTGATGGAGGTGGGCTTCTACGCCGAGGTGCAGCTCGGCACGCCCTACAAGATGCTTGACGACATCAAGCAGGCCAAGGACGACCAGACCGGCTTCAGCGACATCACGGACGAGTCGTTCACGGTCTACGAGGTGCAGGTCAGCATGGCCTTCCCGGCGATGGAGGGCGACTCCACGCCGCGCCCCTACGTCGTCACGAAGCTGCGCGGTGGCGACATGCTGTCGATCCGCCGCAACTGGAGCGAGGAGGACCCGCTCTTCATGCGCCGGCAGCACTTCGTCCAGTACGACTACGTGCCGGGCTTCGGACCTTACGGGTACGGGCTCTTCCACCTGATCGGCGGGTACGCCAAGAGCGCGACGAGCATCATTCGCATGCTCATCGACGCGGGGACACTGGCCAACCTGCCGGGTGGCCTTAAGTCCAAGGGCCTGCGCATCAAGGGCGACGACACGCCCATCAGCCCCGGCGAATGGCGCGACGTGGACGTGCTCTCGGGCACGCTGCGCGACAACCTCCTGCCCCTCCCCTACAAGGGCGCGGACGCGACGCTCGCAGCCCTCTTGGACAAGATCATCGAGGACGGCCGGCGCATACCCGGCACGGCCGACATGAAGATCAGCGACATGAGCGCGCAGGCGCCGGTCGGGACCACGCTCGCGCTCCTCGAACGCCAGCTCAAGGTCATGTCTGCGGTGCAGGCGCGGACCCACAACAGTCTCAAGCACGAGCTGAAGCTGCTGAAGGAGGTCATCCGCGACTCCGGCGACGACAACTACAGCTACCAGACCACGGACAACAACCCGGGGTCGAAGCAGGCCGACTTCTCGATGGTCGACGTGATCCCGGTCAGCGATCCGAGCGCGGCGACGATGAGCCAGCGCGTGGTCCAGTACCAAGCCGCGATCCAGTTGTCGAGTCAGGCTCCGCAGGTTTACGACCTCGCGGAGCTGCATCGGGGCATGCTGGAGGTGCTCGGCATCAAGAACGCCACCAAGCTCGTGCCGTTGAAGCCGGAAGCCATCCCCGCCGACCCGATCACCGAGAACATGAACGTGCTGATGGCCAAGCCCATCAAGGCGTTCATCCAGCAGGATCACGCGTCGCACCTCGCGGTGCACCAAGCCTTCATGCAGGACCCGGTGGTGCAGCAGAGCATCGGCCAGAACCCGCAGGCGCCCATGATGATGGGCGCGATGCAGGCGCACATCGCCGAGCACACGGCTTACCAGTGGCGTGCGCAGATGGAGCAGCAGCTCGGACAGCCGCTGCCGGACCCGGCCGCGCCGATGGACGAGCAGCAACAGGCGCAGCTCGTGCAGGCGATGGCGCAGGCCGCGCAGCAGGTCACGCAGGAGCACCAGCAGCAAGCCGCGCAGCAGAAGGCGCAGCAGGCCGCGCAGGACCCGATGATCCAGCTCCAGACCCGTGCCCTCGATCAGCGCGATCGCGAGCTGGGGATCAAGGAGAAGGAGCTTCAGGTCAAGGCGTCGGACCTCGCCGACAAGCACCAGCTTGCCGAGGACCAGCTCCATGTCGACGCGGCAGACAAGGCCGACAAGCTCGACCTCGCACGCGAGAAGCTGGTGCAGGCCGGCGAGCTGGGCGAGCAGCAGATCGAGGTCAAGGCGCTGCAGGTCGGCATGATGGGCCGCGCGCAGGATCAGGAGCTGCTGGCGCAGGACCGTGCCGATGCGCAGGCCGACGTGGACCGGCTGCATGCCGAGCACGAGAGTGACCAGATCGGCCTGAGCAAGGACCCGGAGCCTTCGGACGAGCAGACCGAGGCAGCGGGGCCGGCACCGCAGGTGCCCGAGCCGGAGCCGCAGCCCGCGGTGCCTGAAGCGCAGCCGGAGGCAGAGCCCGGCGCTGCGCCGCCGACACCGCCTGAAGGGACGCCGCCGCAGTGAAGAGCGACATTCCTACCGATGTCGACGATCTGCTGAAGAAGCTGCGCGCAGAGATCGCCGGCCGTTCAACGGCGCTGGTCCGGGGTGCTCCCGCTGACTACGCCGCGTATCAAAACCTCGTGGGGGTTCTCTCTGGGCTGACCCTCGCCGAGCAACTCGTGATAGCCCTGCTGGAGCACATGGATGACCGCGATTTTGACACCTGACCCCGGACTGGTACTGCCGAAACACGTTGCAGGCGAGACGCCCGAGCCCGCATCGCGGTTGATGCCCAAGCCCGCAGGCTTTCACATCCTCTGCGCGATCCCGAAGGCCAAGGAATCGTTCGAGGCATCGGTGCTGATCAAGGCCGCGAAGACGATGGCCGATGAAGAGGCGGCGACGACCGTGCTCTTCGTTCTCGATCTCGGTCCCGATGCGTACGGCGACAAGGCACGGTTCCCGAGCGGCCCGTGGTGCAAGAAGGGCGACTACATCGTGGTGCGCACCTACTCGGGCACGCGCTTCAAGATTTTCGGACAGGAGTTCCGCATTCTCAATGACGATCAGGTGGAAGCCGTCGTCGATGACCCTCGCGGCATTCTCCGCGTGCAAGCCTGAAGGAGAGGTGACATGGCAGACCCGAGCGACGAGGAAGTGACGATCGATGGCGCCGCCGAAGGTGGCGAGGTCAAGTCGAAGGCCAACGGCCACGACAAGGATGAAGTCAATCTCGATGATGTCGAGGTGATCGACGACACGCCGGAGAAGGACAAGGGGCGAAAGCCGCTCGGTCGCGAGGTCAAGGACCCGACCGACGAGGAGCTGTCCACCTACTCGGCCGGTGTGAAGCAACGCTTCAGCGAGCTGACGCATGCACGCCATGACGAGCGCCGGGCGCGCGAGACGGCAGAGCGCGAGCGCGACGAGGCGACACGCGCAGCGCAGGCGCTGCTCAACCAGAACCGCGAGCTGCAGCAACGCACGGTGCAGGGCGAGACGCACCTCGTCGCTGCGTCGAAGCAGAACGCCGAGGCTGCGCTCGCGGCCGCGCGCATCGAGCTGAAGGCGGCGAAGGAGGCGTTCGATCCCGATGCCGAGATGGCAGCACAGGAGAAGCTGCTCGAAGCGAAGATTCAACTGCGCGAACTCGAACGGTACCGGCCGCGCGCTGTACAAGCGCCGGAAACTGAGGTACAACTGCCGGCAGTAAGCAGCCCGGATGAGCCGGTTGACCAGAAGACACTGCGCTGGCAG